CGTGGCCCTGTTATGGGCGGCGAAAAGAATTTAAGCAAGGGCGTACTGATTAGAGTTGAAAGGCTAGTAAACCATGCCATCAGTTGTTGATATATGTAACCAATCACTAGACTTGCTAGGCGCTGCTACTATTACAGCCCTAACAGAAAACTCTAAAGAAGCTAGGCTTTGTAACAGAAACTTTGATTTGATTCGTGATGCAGTGTTACGCGCACACCCTTGGAATGTAGCTGTAACCAGAAAATCATTACCTCAAGACAGTGATGCGCCAGCTTTCGGATTTAACTTCCAGTACACGCTGCCGACAGACCCGTATTGCTTACGGCTTTTGTCGTTCTGGGATACCAGTGTTAATAATGAGATTGCGGCTTATGACAGCAATGTTATGTACAAGATTGAAGGCCGTAAGATTTTGTCTAATGAGAATGTTTGCAAGATTATATACATAGGCCGTGAGGCTGACACAGAACAGTATGATGCTTTGCTGGCATCTACGATAGCACATCGTTTGGCTGCTGAAATTGCTTACGGAGTTACAGGCAGTTCTACTTTGGCTCAGGGTATGCAGGGATTGTACGAGCAAAGATTACGAGAGGCCAAATCAATAGACGCTATGGAAGGATACCCAGAACAGCCAATCGCAGACACCTTTACTAACTTTAGGTTGTAACATGGCCCGTGTATCCAGCATCATCACCAACTTTCGCGCTGGTGAAATATCACCAAAGCTAGAAGGCCGTATTGATTTACAGAAATACAACGAGGCTGCGCAAACGCTAAACAATATGTTGGTGTATCCATCGGGCGGCGTGACGCGCAGACCAGGCACATTCTTTGCTGGGCGTTCTAAAGACGGTGGCAAGGTTCGTTTGATGGACTTTGAGTTCAGTGATGAGCAAGCGTATGTTTTGGAAATGGGTGAAAACTATATCCGTTTCTACAAGGATGGCGGCTTACTTACTGAGGCCACAAAAACAATTACAGCAATTACCAAAGCTAACCCAGCAGTTGTGACATCTAACGGTCATGGCTTCTCCAATGGAGACAGGGTGTTTATCAAGTCAGTTGCTGGCATGACTGAACTAAACAACCGAGAGTTTACTGTAGCCAGCACTGCTACAAATACGTTTGCATTGTCAGGTGTAAACAGCACTGGCTTTACTGCTTACAGCAGCGGCGGCACTGCTGGTAAGATTGTAGAGGTTACTACGACTTACAGCGCCACAGAGGTATTTGAATTAAATCATACGCAATCTGCTGATGTTGTTTACCTAGCGCATAAAAGCCATGAGCCAGCAAAGCTGACAAGGACAACAGCGACTAGCTTTACAATAGCCGACATTGATTTTGTTGATGGGCCATACCTTGATGAGAACATTACTGATACTACAATTTACATTTCGGCAAACACAGGAAGTGTGACAGTTACTGCATCAGCAGACCTGTTTGCAGCTACTGATGTGGGCAGGCTTATAAGGGTGCGAGAAGTTATAGAGGTTGCCCACGATGTGTGGGAGGCAAGTACAAGTTACGCTCAAAATGCTTTAGTAAGATTTGGCAACAATGTTTATAAAAAAACAGACAGCGGTTCAGAAACAAGTGGCAGCACACCGCCAGTGCATTTGTCGGGAACAGAAACATACGGTAGCCTTGAGTGGCAATACCAGCATAGTGGTTCGGCTTATCTGAAGATAACAGGATTTACAAGCGCAACAGCGGTTACGGCTACCTTTAAAAATGATGAAGGAGTTATCCCAGCTAGTGTTGTAGGTTCTAGTAACACAACAACTAACTGGTCATTAGGCGCATTTGATGGAGACCAAGGTTTCCCACGGGCTGTTGGCTTCTATGAGCAACGATTATACTTTGCTGGCACTACAGGCCAGCCACAGACAATATTTGGCAGTGTATCGGCAGACTTTGAGAACCACACACCAGGCATATTAGATGATGACGCGGTAAACCTAACGATTGCATCTGATAAAGTAAATGTAATTAGGCATCTATTGCCAGCTAGGTTTTTGCAAATCCTAACCACAAGTTCAGAGTTTACTTTATCTGGTGGTACAGGTTCCCAGCCAGTTACGCCTACAAACGTGAACGTATTGCGTGAAACAACATTTGGAACATCTGACATTAGACCAGTTCGCGCTGGTAACAGCACCATTCTTGTTCAAAAAGGCCAAGAAAAAGTTAAAGAGATTACATTTAACTTGGACACTGATGGATTGCTGGGCATCGACTTGACGATTTTAGCTGACCATATTCCTCGTGGTGGCCTTACTGATATGGTATGGCAGCAAGAGCCTGAGTTAATACTATGGTTTGTGCATAGTGACGGGCGGCTGGTTGGTCTTACCTATGACCGTGCAAACGCTGCTGTTGGCTGGCATGACCATGACATTGGCGGAACTAGCGCACATGCTACGATTACAGTCAGTGACTACGCTAACATTGCTACAGGCACTACGCTTGTATTGACAAAATCTAATGGTGAGACTGTAACATTTACGTCTGAAGCTGCTGGCGCTTCATCGCCATCGTCAGCATTAGGCTTTAGACCCCACTCAAACAACAACACCACAGCGGATAATATATTTACTGCTATTAATGCACATGCTGACTTTATTGTGGCTAACCCAGCAGCCGCTGTTGTTACTATAGTGGAAGCATCGCCAACAGCCGGTGGAGTGCTTACAATCAAAAGTTCAGATACAGCTAGGCTAACGACTACAAATGAAGCCCGTGCTATAGTTGAAAGCATTACCGCAATTCCTAGCGGGGCAGAAGACCAAGTGTATGTTTCTGTAAAGCGTGTAATTGATGGCAGCACAGTACGCCATATTGAGTTTATCAAGACTATTGAGTTTGGCGATGATGTAAATAATGCGTTTTTTGTGGATAGTGGCCTTACCTACGACAGCACGGCTACTAGCACAATTACAGGACTGAACCACCTAGAAGGTGAAGTGGTGTCTATTCTGGCTGATGGCGCAACCCACCCAGACAGAACAGTATCTGCTGGCGCAATTTCTTTAGACCGCACAGCATCAAAGGTGCATGTAGGATATGGATATACCTCGACAGTAGAAACATTGCGATTAGAAGCTGGCGCTGACGATGGCATTGCGCAAGGCAAGATAAAACGTATTCATGGCGTGACAGCACGGTTCTTTAACACAGTCGGCGCAGAACTAGGGCCAGATACAGATAACCTAGACAGGCTGCCATTCCGTGACAGTAGCATGTTTATGGATAAAGCTGTGCCGTTGTTTACGGGCGATAAAGAAATATACTTTCCATCTGGATACGAGACTGATGCGCGAGTTATTGTACGGCAATCACAGCCCTTACCTATGACATTGCTGGCAATCATGCGGAGGTCAAACACTTTTGATGCTTAGGATTGTGCCATTTAACTCTAGTCTTATTAACAGCATTGAGACTGACTTTGACTTTCCAGAAAGCATGAGGGCTGCTTTTGACAACGGGCAGCAAGTGGTGGGCTATGCAATCATGGGCGACAAGGACGTTGTTGCTGTTGGTGGCATACATGAGATGTGGGCTGGTGTTGGCGAAGGTTGGGTTGTTTTGTCCAGGCATGCACCGAAATGGAAGTTGTCACTAGCTAGGTATGCTAAGACACTGTTTAATAGTATACTGGCGACAACGAGTTTACATCGTGTGCAAGCTAGTATCCACATGGGCGACCCAGAGGCGATTAGGTTTGCTAGATGGATGGGATTTGAAGATGAAGGTATTATGTACAAGTTTGGGCCAGACGGTAGTGACTATTACCGCATGGCAAGGGTGGTGTAATGTCTGCTGAATTAGCACAAGGCGGCTCACTCCTTGGTGGATTTCTAGGCTTTAAGGGCAATCAGGCCGCTGCCAAACAAGCCAAGGCTACGGCTGAGTTTAATGCACAGGTTGCAGAGAACGAAGCTATTGTATTAGCCCGACAAAAAGTTGACCAAGAAGCAAGTATGCGTCAGTCATCAGAAAGATTGATTGCTACTGCAAATGTGGCAACCGCTGCTTCCGGCATACAAATGTCAGGTAACGCACTGCAAGCTGCCGAAGACTCTTATTTTAACACTGAGATGGACGCATTAAAAATACAGTATGCTGGTGACATAGAGCAAGCAGCCAAGGCATCTGAAGCTGCACTAACTCGTGCAACAGGCGCAGCCAAGTCATCTGCTTATAAAATGGCATCATATCAATCTTTGTTAGCTGGCGGTACGCAAGCAGCAACCATAGGCGCGTGAGGTAGTAATGCCAAAGATTCCAGTATACGAACAGCAAGTAAAGATGGCATCGGGTTCGCTTGGCCCACGCGCAGGGGCTGGGCTAGAAGCGCCTGGGCAAGCATTGGCTAGTTTTGGGAAACAGGTTGGCGATGTTGCTTTCAAGTACGGCATGATGGAGAAAGAAGCTGAAGTCAAGGCGACAGCAGCGGATTTTGAAAATGGAGTTGTCCAGACCACAAATGACTTTAAGCAACAAAACCAAGACACAACAACAGCAGCCGCAAAACAGAGGTACAATGACCAGGTAGCTGCCCCTGCATTAAAAAAACTGGACGCTATGGATTTGACACCGAATCAAAAGCGCGATGTTAGGACACGCCTACAGCGCCAGTTAGCAAAAGGTTCTTTAACCGTACAGCAAGAAGCAGCAAACAACGGTAAAATTGTGCGTGGTGGCCTAATAGACGAGAGACTCGCTGCATTGCAAAAAGATTTTGCGACATCATCAGACCCTGTGATGAAAGAGATACACAGCGCCGAGGCAGCCAAGTTAATTACAGAGGCACAGCTTACTGGCGACAGAATAACTTACAATGCTAAGTCTTGGCGCAATGGGGCGGTATCCGAGGATGTGGCAACTCGCGTCAATTCAGCTACTTCTAACCAGCATTTTGAGGATGCTAAAAAAGATGTCCGTAGCAATACAGGCTACACCGAAGTTCAAAAAGCGCAGCAAGAAGCAATCATTGCTACGAAGCAGTCAGCCTTTATTACTACTGAGAAAAAGCGCGTAGTCGGCAAGGTTTTTGCCGCAATGCTAACTGAAGACGAGTTCAACGAGGCAATGAAGCAGGCGTCAACAGGCGATATTGTAATCAACCGTGATGACGAACAGATTGCAATTTCGCTTTCTGGTTTGCCAAATAATGAGCGCCTTAATATTGTAACGTCACTTAGAACACAGCGAAATATTAAACTTAGCGAAGAAGAACGTTCGACTATCGAATTGCACTCAACAACATTTGCTAATAAAAGCCCCGCAGCGCTTCAAAGTGATTTAGACGATTTACGCGCTGGAACTGGCTTTGCTGAAGGTATGAGCCTAAGTGTGCGCACATCTCTTGAAAGTATAGTTAATACACAAATTCGAGACCGTGTGCCGATGGTTACATCACAGATAGCTAGCAATACATCAGCTATAAAGTCACGACTAAGTTTGTCTAACGGCGTTCCTGACGAAAACACCGCTGATGATATTCAAGAAACTGTAGAGCTTTTTAATTCCTTAGGGGATGAGGCTGGTGCAGCAAAATTTGCGGCAGAAGTAGAGGGTATTTCTTCTGCTGGCGCTTTGTATTCTTCAGTAAAGTACAAGACTGATGCCGCTATACTAAACGCCCAACAGGCATTGAAACAAGAGATAACCCGCCCTGGCGCAACCGTAGAAGAAGTAAATAAAGCGCAGGCAACGCTTACCGCTTTTAACACTATGGCTGCGAATAGAAAGCAAAACATCCAGAACGACCCAGTTGACTTTTTACAGTCTGCAAACAGGAGTGATTTGCGCGACCAGGAAGCAAGCCTGACAACAAAGCAGCTTATACAAAAACAAGTTGCTATGAATATTCCTGATGGCGACATACGCATATTGTCGGATGCCCAAGTTAACGCCTTTCAAACTCAGTATAAGGGCTTGACGACCTATGCCGATAAATCTGATTACGCTGTTAATTTTTTATCAGCCTACAATCCCGCTGACCAAAACAGGATTATGCGTAATTTGATAAAGTCAGATGCAATCACTCTTGTTGACTCTATGATTATTGCCAACCCAGGCAAAGCAGCAATGTTTGCTGTAGACGCTGGAAACAACCCAGAAAGTGCAAAGGCTATATCTGCTTTGTTCACGCCTACAGAACGAAAAGACATAACTGCATTAGTTGCTGCAAAAAATACTGATTACACTGGTAGCGTGATTGGAGGCCAAATAGAAGGTATGGTTAGTCGCGGCGCTACAGCGGCGCGTATGCTTCACGCAACAACTATGAACTCAATAATTGCTAACACTGCGCTTTATTATAAATCAGTAGACACAAACATGAGCGATGATGACGCTGTAGAGAAGGCAATCAACACGGTTGTAAGTAGCCAGTTTTCTTTTGGTAATGTGAACGGTAAGCCATTACGTTTTCCAAGTGGCATGGCTTCTGATGCTGCTGGAGTATCTAAAAAGCTACAGAGTTCTTTATCCAATACTGAGTATCTAGGTTCTGTCGTAGATGTGCCAGCCGATTCGCCGTTTAGTAGAAACCTACCACCAGCCCAAGCTGAACAAGCGTATGCTTCTGAGTTGGCTAACTCAGGGTATTGGGTGACTACATCAGACAACCAAGGCGCTTACCTGGTAGACCAGAATGGTAATATGGTTCCGAGGAAGACGCCAATAGAAGATTTTGCTGGGGCTGTTATGAAGCCACAGGATATGTTTGTCATGGTTAACTTTGCTGACGTTAAGGCAAATGTTGATGAGGCTAATTTATTAGACAAAGAGCGTCCAGTTTTCGGTGTACCTAGACAAGAGGCCACTAAAGTTATTAAGGCACAGGCGCAAAGGCCAATATTTTAATGGTTGATATGTATATTCCAGAGCAGAGTTTTGATAGAGCTTCTCACGATAGCTACTACAGTAACTCAAAGGTAGGCACGTTAGATGTGCTTGGCGCAACTTTGGATGACACTCTTTATTACAACCCTGGTGCAGCAGCAAATAGATTTTTTGAACAGTATGATGGAAAGGCCAAGGCCGGAAAATTGCTGACCCCAGAGGAATGGGCAGAAAGCCAGTTTTATCGTGAAGGTATTACAGTTGATGAGACAGGTATCACTGAAGGTCTAGCGCAGATAATGGCTGACCGTAGTGATAAAAGAGGGGTTATAAACTCTACGTTGTCCAGGTCAAAAGGCGGGTTTGGATTAATGGCAGCGCAGTTTGGCGTTGGTTTTGCTGGTTCTTTAGTTGACCCACTCAATGTGGCAAGTGGTTTTATACCCGCCCTTGGCGCGGCTAGAATGGCAACAATGACAGCCCGAATGACAGCCAAGTATGGCAAAGCTGGCGGTAGGCTTGCCGCAGGCGCTGTGAACGGTACTGCTGGTGCGGCTATACTAGAGCCATTGATTATTGGTCAGGCCGCTTCAGAACAGTACGGTTTTGGCATGGCTGCATCTATGGACGCTGACTATGGTTTGATGGACAGCTTCTTAAACTTGACGTTTGGCGGTGTTCTGGGCGGTGGTATACATTACGGCGTAGGCAAACTTTCCGACAGAATTGAGGCATCCGCTGCAAAAGACGAGGCTTTAGCAAGGTCAGTAGCCCAAGCTGCATCAGGTCAACCAATACAAGTAGGACAGCTTATAGCGCAGACTGAAGCCAAATCTTTGGAAGATACGCTTCAACGCGCAAACGAAAGAATAGCCAGAGAAAAGCCAGACGTTGCTGCTGTTGAACGAGTTGTAGACCCTGACACGGGAGAGATTACCAGCGAACAGGTTACTGCCCGTAGAGAGGCCAAGCCAGACACCCCAGATGTTCAGCGCAAGGGAACGGCGCTTCCTAAGATATTAAAGGCAGAAGAACCTCGGTCACTGTTAAAATTCATATCCGACATGGGTGGAATATGGACTGGTGAAAAACTTATTACAGAAGTTAAACGGGCTGCTGGTGTTCGGTACAAGGGGATTGCAAACAAAAACCAAGCGGCAACAACACAAGTTCGCGGCAAAAAGAAAGTCACTGAAAAAGTCAGGCCAGGTGGAAAGACCTTGGACGATATGCTTACAATGGCGAGAGAAGAAGGTTTTTTACCACCAGCAATGGAAGGTGTGCCAGACGATGTAGGTATCAACGACTTACTTGAATTGATTGAGTTGGAGGCGCGTGATGGCGTCAAACAATATTCTGATGCTGATGTCGGGCAAGTCCAAGCGTTTGAAGACGCAGCCCAACTTGAAACCGCAGCCAGACAGTTCGGCATAGACCCCAAGGGTTTGGATGACGATTCTTTTTTAAGGGCAGTGCAAGAGGCCGCAGATAATCAAGAGTATATTGATTTTAATACAAGTGCAGTAGAAGGGCGTGTGGAAGATGCCAACACAATGCCTGTATACGATGGCGGCGAACTGACAGAGGCCGAGGCTGTAAAGCTACAGCAAGAGTCACAGATACACGATTACAACTTGGGTGAAGATGCTGATGCAAAACCTATTCTTGATGAAATGGATAAAGATGGCATAACACCACCTGACGTTGACCCTGTTGTTTTGAATCGTGAGAATGAATTATTGCAGAATGACGTTGACCAGATGGCAGATGCTGGCGTTGTTATCCCTAAAGATTTCATTGATGCTATTGATGATGCTAACGACTTGGTAACAAAAGCAGACACAGTTTATGACGATATGACACGGGCTGGTGTAGTTTGTATGAATAGGAATTACAGAGGATGAGTATTCAAGTTTGCGCAGCAGAGGTTCTTAGGGTTGCTATTGACGGTGGCATCCAAGTACCCAAAGAAGAAATCAACGACATACTCAAATCTGTCAAAAGAAAAATTGATGGGCGTGGGGCTGTTGATGGGGAAACTGAGTTACAAAAGCTTATCTTGGAAGCCCAGACGGAAATATCAACACAGGCAAAAGTCAACGCGGCTATCAAGAAGCGCAACGCACTAATCAATGCCCGTGTATACGGCAAGGTAATGACTGCTTTAAAGTCAGACCCCGATAACCCGCAAAGAGTTTTGTCAGCTATAATGGTGGGCGATGCAAGGCGTGGATTGTTTAGTGTGGATGCGCAGCAAAAGGCCATTCTTCTTGACCATGCTCAAGGGTTAGTAGCTGAGTTAAAGCGTTACGACAACCTAGACATTTTTAAAAGCGGCGATTTGGACGGGAAGATATACCAAGAGATGTTTGATGGTCTTGGTTCGTCAAAAAATAAAGAGGCTAGGCAAATTGCTGAAGCTATACAAAAAGTGCAAACCCGCATGTTAAAAAGAAAAAACCGTGCTGGTGCAGCTATTCGGGAATTGTCTAATTATGTCGTAAGGCAGAACCATGACCCGCTACTGTTACGCGGTAAAGGGCTTGAACAGGACAAGACAGATTGGATTAACTTTGTTAAGGAACGTATAGATACCAAGAAGACTTACATGAACAAGCCAGAAGATATGTCAGAGGACGATTTCTTAGGCGCTATGTATGACAACCTAGTGTCTGGCAACCATATGAAGGCGGATGGTATTTATGGGCAAGATGGTAGCTTAGACCCTCTTGGTGGCTACAAAGGATACGCTAACCTTGCCAAGAAAATGAGTGCCGAAAGGTTGATACACTTTAAGAATGGTGAGTCAGCGTTTCAGTATGCCAACAAATTCAGCCGCCAACCTTTGCGGGAAGCTGTGTATTCTGGATTAGGCCATGATGCGCAGAACATTGGTTTAATAGAAACATTTGGCACAAACCCAAAAGCCATGTTTGATAGGATAGTTAAAGATGCACCAATGCCGCTAAAAGCAAAACCAAAACTGTTTGAGAAGTTTAGTAAACGGGCTTTAAGAAATCAATTTGCTGAACTAGATGGAACAACCAGGGCTATTGGTGCTGGTGCGCCAATATTGGGAACAAGCGTTACTTGGTCTGGTATAGCGTCTGGACTTAGGGCGTTTCAAGCAATGTCTAAATTAGGCATGGCAACAATATCATCATTTTCTGATATAGCTACAAAGGCTGCGTTTATAAACTCAAACACAGAACGCGGTGTATTTGGCGCATACGCCACTGCGCTAAGAGATACGTTTAGAATATTCAATAGCGAAGAACAAAAAGAACTAGCACTGCTTTTGAACATTGGCGTTGAGAACGAACTGGCAGAAATACATTCTAGGTTTAGCGCAAACGACAGTGCGCCTGGGCAAATATCAAAAGCGCAGCAAGTATTTTTTAAGTTAAACGGTATGCAATGGTGGAACCACACGCAAAAAGTGGGCGTTGCCCGTATGCTTGCGGCAGACCTAGCCAACTACAGCAAGAAAGACTTTTCACAAGTGCCAGCGGCTACCCAGCGTTTGTTGGGTTTGTATAACATTGGTGAAACTGAGTGGCCCTTGTTTCGTGACTTAGATTTAACAATGGCAGACGGGCGGCAGTACCTTACTACTGACATAATAGACAGTATAGACAACCAGAAAATAGACCCTATTATCAGAGACTTGCGTGGAACGCTGGACGTTACTGACGATATGCGTCAGCAATACAAAGATGAGTTGCGCACAAAGATAGGGGCTTATTATTCAGACAGCGCCGACACAGCCATACCAACGCCAGGTGCGCGTGAACGTGCAATAATGAACCAAGGCTTGCCGCGTGGCACAGTGGCAGGCGAGGCTGTGCGAATGTTAATGCAGCTTAAAGGTTTCCCAATCACTTATGTTACTAAAGGAATAGGGCGGCAGCTAGAGTCGGGCGGTAAACTCGGCGTTGCTAAAATGATGCTTGGCACTACTGCTATGGGCTACATCTCAGTAGCCACCAAGGACATATTAAAGGGCAAAGAGCCACAGGAAGTATTTTCTGACGATTTTACCAAAAGCAAAGATGCGTTTATCAGGGCGTTTACGCAAGGCGGCGGCGCAGGGATATACGGTGACTTTATATTTGGTGAGTTCAACAGATACGGGCAGTCTCCGTTAGAAACATTTGCTGGCCCTACGCTTGGCACGGCTGGTGATGTATTAAAATTGTGGGCTAGGTTCAGAGATGGGGATGACACTGCTGGGAGTGCCGCGCAGCTAATGCTAAGAAACACGCCGTTTATGAATTTGTTTTATGGAAAGTTAGCGGTAGATTATTTGTTTGCATATGAACTAACAGAGTTTGTGAACCCTGGTTACTTTAAAAGAATGGAAAGAAGAATGAAAAAAGACACCGACCAAGAGTTTTACTTTCCACCCTCTCAGTACGTCAGGTAAGCCAGTGCTTTCTTAAACCATCAAAATAAGGTATATATACTCTAGGAGTTTGAAATGACAGTTAGTAGCACCACAACCAGGAAAAGCGCCAACGGCGATGGCAGCAATGACGAATTTTCTTATAATTTTAAGATATTCGATGATGACGATATTACGGTTATTATCCGTACTGATTCGACTGGTGCTGAAACAGTAAAGACAAAAACCACGCATTATGCTGTATCAGGTGTTGGTAGTGCAAGTGGTGGTAATGTTACGTTTACATCAGGCAATATCCCTGCATCTGGTGAAACTGTTGTTTTAATTAGAAATACAGCCCGTACCCAGCTAACAGATTATGTGGCGAATGACCCGTTCCCTGCTGACAGCCATGAAGATGCGCTTGATAAGCTAACCTTTATTACACAGGAACTAGAAGAACAGCTTGGACGTTCTTTAAAAGTGTCACAAACTAATGTGATTGCTACCTCTGAGTTTACCGCTGACGCAACAGCCCGCGCTAACAAGATACTTGGCTTTGACGGTAGTGGCGATTTAACGGTCACTGAGGGCAAAGTTGATACGGTTACAGCATCCGCTTCTGCTGTATCGGCTGGTGGTAGCCCAACGGCTTCCGCAACATACACTGTCGCCAGCGGCGCATTGGCACTAGCCCTTGGAATACCCACAGGTGCAACAGGTGCAACAGGCAACTCTGCTGGTATTCAGATGACTTTCAGCAACAGCACATCTGATGCTGACCCTGGCGCTGGCAAGCTGGCACTAAACAACGGCACCGTCGCATCCGTCACTGAAATGTACTTTGATGATGTTGATGACAATTCAGCAGCAATAGCCACATTTGTCCAAAGTTTTGATGATGTGTCTAATACAACAGCAAGAGGCATTATACATATTGAAAAAGAAGGCACGCCAGCCACCTTTGCTTTGTTTAAAGTGACAGGCGCAGTAACAGACGCATCAGGATACTCCAAGGTTCCTGTCGGTCATCTTGCCAGCAACGGTTCGTTTAGCAACGCCGATGGCATCCGTGTTGATTTTAGCTATAGTGGTCAAGATGGCTCCGGCAGCATGACTAATGTGGTTGACGATACAAGTCCAGAACTAGGTGGCGACCTTGATGTTTTAGCCAGAGATATTGTGTCTAGTAGCAATCGTAATATTGACTTGTTGCCTAACGGTTCCGGCAAGGTCAATCTTGACGGCAATGGTTCTAGCGGCGGTGTGACCATATCAGATGGCTTAATAGATATACGAACAGGCACTGGCAGTCGTTCACAAATTAAATTGTACTGTGAGTCCAGCAATCAACACGCACAGACTATACAGCCGCAGCCTCATGCTGCTGGTGTGACTAATACACTGACTTTACCGGCTGGTGGAGATGGTACTCTTGTAAGCACAAACGCCCAGAACACATTTACAAAGGCTCAACTGCCAAGCGTGTACACAGCGGCATTATCAGCAACATCCGGTGTGCTTGACTATGATACATATCAGAACTTTATAATTACACTGGCTGCTGGTTCAAACACTCTTGATGCACCAACGACTGAAGCCAGCCAGATTGGACAGACAGGCGTTATAATACTCATTCAGCCATCATCAGGTTCCGCTGCAACATTGACGCTTCATGGAGATTATCAAATTGCAGGGGGCGGCACGAGTATTACAATATCATCTGCCAATAATGCTTACGATGTAGTGCCTTACATTATCAAAGCTGATAATGCTATTTTACTTGGCGCACCGCAGTTGGCGTTTAGCTAATGTTTAGCCCTGATAAATGGTTAGCTAATCCTAGCACCGGATTTTATCCGCACACCATCGGCCAGTCTCTGCGGTTTAATGATAACGACAGTGCGTATCTACATCGAACACCCTCTTCTGCTAGCAATCGCAAGACATTTACTTTTAGTTGTTGGGTAAAGCGTGGGAACTTGGGTATAGATACAGGCATTTTTCAGCAACGAAATGATGCTAATACCTCTCAACAATTTTTACTTCAATTTCGGTCTGGCAATAACCTTAGACTACTTGACCAACCGGGGTCGGGTGGTAATTCAATGCTTCTTGACACAAATGCTTTGTTCAGGGATGCATCTGCTTGGTATCACATTGTTGCTGCGGTAGATACGACTGATGGAACAGCCGCAGACCGTGCAAAACTTTATGTGAACGGTGAGCGAATTACCAGTTTCGCCTCAACGACTAACTATTCAACTCAAAATTATGATACTTCAGTAAACAATACTGTGCGTGCGTTGATAGGGGTACAAAGACCTAACTCAAGCGCGACATTAAATAGCTATTTCGATGGCTACATAGCCGAAGTAAATCTGATTGACGGTCAAGCCCTGACTGCCAACAGCTTTGGCGAGACTAAGGACGGCATCTGGATACCAAAAGCCTACTCAGGTTCATACGGAGATAACGGGTTTCACCTCGACTTCGCAGACAGCTCTGCTATTGGCAATGATGTGTCTGGTCAAAACAATGATTTTACTGTTTCGGGTGGTGGCTCACCTACTTTAGTCGCAAGCGATGTCGTGCCAGACAGCCCGACTAATAATTTTTCTACGCTAAATCCCCTTTATGAATATTGGAACCCTTCTTATCCGCCAACTATAAGCGAAGGAAATTTAAGAACTTACACTGCAAGCAATTACTGGGCGACCACTCTTGGAAGTATGGGAGTATCCTCAGGAAAATGGTATGCTGAGTTTTTTATAGCTGTCGGTGCCAGCCCTGCTTCTGTAGCTGCTGTGGGGATACTAGATATTGGTGCGAATAACGCTGTGGATTCCGGTAATTTTATAGGTAATGAGGCAAATTCAGTCAGTTATTATGGTTCAAATGGTGTTAAATATGTATCATCAACCTCAGGTGCCTATGGAAATACTTGGGGGCAGGGTGATATTCTTGGTATAGCATTAGACCTAGATGCTGGCACAGTAAAATTTTATAAAAACAATACAGTACAAAACTCTGGCACTGCAGCCGCCTCTAGTTTAAGTGGTACTTTTGTGTTTGGCTGTGCCATTTATAACACCACTGCAATCGTAGCCAACTTCGGCCAAGACAGTTCGTTTGCTAACACAAAAACAAGCGGCTCTGCTAATGCGGCAGATGACAATGGCATAGGTGAATTTTACTATGCGCCACCGTCGGGACATCTTGCGGTTTGTTCTGCCAACCTTCCAGAACCAGCAATCATTGATGGCACTGAGCATTTCAATACGTTGCTTTACACTGGCAATGCCACAGCACGTTCTATTTCAGGGGTTGGGCTTTCTCCAGATTGGGTTTGGCTGAAGTCCAGAGGTGATGCGTCTGGTCATCGTTTTTATGATGTTGTAAGAGGGGCTACGAAGGGGCTTTCCCCTGAAAGCGCAGGGAAAGAATACACAGAAAGTGGCTTAACCTCTTTTGGCTCCGATGGTTTTTCTTTAGGAACACAAGCTGGCACTAACGGTACTAATGATGATGGTAGTGGTAAATCTATGGTTAGTTGGAACTGGAAAGCTGGCGGCAGCGCATCAACAATCGCCGCTGGTTCGATTAGCAGCGGTGTGCCAAGCATAGCGTCAAGCGTATCGGCTAACACAACGGCTGGGTTTAGTATTGTAAGTTTGACAACTCCGAGTACTGGCACATTTACGTTTGGTCACGGCCTAGGTGTCCAGCCCGATATGATGATTGCCAAAGGTCGGGATAATGATGGCTATAGTTGGATTATTTATCATCGTTCACTCGGGGCTGGCGAGATTATATCTTTTTCAACTTCTAAAGCACTAGGAAACACAACTTTTCTACAAAACACCCATCCTTCTTCCAGCATTGTTTCTGGTAATACTGCTAGCTTTGGTACGAGTCAAGGTTACATTGCTTACTGTTTCGCAAGCACCGAAGGCTACTCAAAGGCTGGTAGCTACATCGGAAGCGGGTCAGTTAATCCGTTTGTCTACACAGGGTTCAGGCCAGCTTGGATTATGCTAAAACGCAGTGACGATGGCACTGAAAATTGGCAGATAGTTGATAATAAACGAAACGCTTTTAATGGAAGAAAAACATTACTGTTTCCAGATTTATCACGCAATGAAGCCGACGCAACAAACGGTGTAGACTTCTTGTCAAATGGTTTCAAACCTAGAGATGCTATCGGTAATTACAACACCAGTGGTGCAACTTACATCTATCTCGCCTTTGCTGACCAGCCATTCAAATTTGTTAATGCAGAATAGGAGATAGAAATGCCTTGGAAATATAACAATACTATCATTCGCGCTGGCAAAGCGTGGGTTGATAATAACGGTTATAAGCATCCCTATAATTGGGCATCTGCTTGGTCTGATGATGATAAAAAAAGTTGGGGTGTTTCTTGGGAAGATGCACCAGCTAGTGAAGCTGCATTTGATAACAGGTTTTATTGGGGCAGACAGACTGACGGCACGTTAATCCCTCGCTCACTCACAGACATTGATGTAGTTGATGAGGATGGTAAGGCAGTCAACGATGCTGATGGCAATCAAATTGTTACACTTGGTCTGAAGTCCAACGCCATAGCCTTAGCCAAGACACAAGCGGCTGGACTGCTTGCGCCTCATGACTGGCAAGTTATCAAAGCAACAGAGGTTGATTCTTATTCTGTGCCTTCAACCGTTACAACTTATAGGGCTGCGGTTCGCACTGCCAGCAACAGTATTGGCACAGCTATTACCAATGCTGCTGACCTTGCTGCTTTCATGGCGTTGTATGATACGCCTGTTGATAGCGATGGCAAGCCAACTGGCAATGCGCCGATTAACGATTGGCCGGAGACAATCTAATGAACGATGAAACCAAAGTCATCCTTGACGTAGTTGCTGGCACTGGCACTGCCGCTGCTTACATGGCTATGGTTCCTGATGTCGTTGCTTTGTTTACCGGCGTGTGGATTTGCATCCGTATTTGGGAGACCAAGACCGTGCAATCAATATTAAAAAAGATACAGGGCGATGTTTAAGGCTGTCGTCATTGCCTGCGCGATTGCCGACCCTACTGCTTGCATAACCTTTGAGGATTATCGTGGGCCGTGGCCTACTCAACGCCAATGCGAACAACGTGCAATGGAAATGGGCCGTGATATTGGCGAGATGGTTCACGGCATGCAGCCAAAAATGTGGCGATGTCAGACATTGAAGAAGGGTATGCTGTCCTAGTGGAACCGATTAGCACTGCATTAGCTGGCATTGCGCTTGTGAAAGCAAGTGTGGACGGGATTAAGTCAGCCATTGGCACAGCCAAGGACGTTGGCGCTATTGCAGGCGACATAGACGCGCTGCTTAACGGTCAACAGCAAGTTCAAGCCGCAAGCAACAAGAAAACTGGCATGGGTATAGCAGACCAGTTTGGCGTTCAGAATGTTGCAAAGGAAATGATAGATGCAAGGTTGGCTGCCGAACAGGTGGCTGAAGTCAGGCGCTTAACAGACCACAGATTTGGCGCTGGCACATGGCAGTCTATACTAGATGAACGTGCTAAGAGAATACGAGAGGCCAGGGAAGCCCATGCCAAGGCGCGTAGAGAAGCGGCGCTTTCCCAGCAAGAAATGATTGATAACATGAAGGTTGGATTGGCTGTCCTTGCGCTTGCTTGCGTAGTAATCGGGCTGTTTATCACGGTGATGGTAAAAACAGCAAAAGCGATTGGCGTTGGATGAGTACGACAACAGGGCTTATCGGTGAGTATCACGCCGCTGCCGTTGTGTTATCATTAGGTTGGCGAGTGTCTATGTGTCAGCAAGACAAGGTTGATTTATTAGCGTGGAAAGAAAATGAATATATCAGGATACAAGTTAAGACTGCGAAGCTATCTGGCGACAAAGAGGCTAGAAATCCGGTGTACCATTTTCAATTTGGCAGTGGACAAAAGAATAAAGTTTTACCAAATGAGAGAGACTATGACATTTTATGCTGTGTCGGCCTGGAACACCGCAAAGCGTTGTTCTTGCCCATTCAACAGGTGCAACAAAAGTCGAAGCGCATGCCGCACCAGCTTTTTGATGCGCCTAAAGCGGAACTGCACTCGTTTAATAAAGCGTTGGCGGCAGTAAGAGGACGTAGAGATATATAATGAAACAAGCAGCGACAAAGTTAAACGAAGCAAGCGAAATAACAATTCCATTGCGGAATCTTATAAGCATGATTGCTTTTACAGCGGTCAGTGTTTGGGTTTATTTTGGGCTGACAGAACGCATTAGTTTTCTTGAACACAATCTTGAACTGACAATGGAAGAAGTTGAGGAGAACGACAACTGGATTGATGAGTTTGAACCACCTAAAAGCGTCCAAGATACTGTAACCAGGGTGCATGATTTAGAAATTGAGATAGAAAAACTTAAACTTATGTTAGAGGCAAGGTAATGTTACAAGCACTAATCGGCCCAGCTACTGATTTAATTGGCAAGTTTGTCGAGGACAAAGACCAGAAAAACAAGCTGGCTCACGAAATAGCTACAATGGCTGAACGTCACGCGCAAGAGCTAGCCAAGGGCCAGTTAGCTGTCAATGCTGAGGAAGCCAAGTCAAAAAACCTGTTTGTGTCAGGCTGGCGGCCTAGTGTTGGCTGGTGCTGTAGCCTAGCTTTATTCGCCCACTTTCTAGTGTTCCCGACTATGGATGTAGTGACAGCCTACATGGGCATAGAGGCTGTGGCTTATCCATCTTTTGACATGGATAGCCTAATGACTGTATTATTAGGATTATTAGGACTAGGTGGAATGCGTAGTTTTGAAAAATCAAAGGGGCTGACAAAATGAAACGCGGATTATATTCTAACATTCATGCAAAAAAGAAACGTATTGCTGCTGGGTCTGGTGAGAAGATGCGCAAGCCTGGAAGCAAGGGTGCGCCGACTGCTGCTAACTTTAGGCGCAGCGCGAAGACAGCAAAGAAGAAAAAGAAATGACCTTTCCATTGTCTCCTAACTTCTCATTAGAAGAAATGGTGAAGTCTCAGATTGCTGAACGTAAGGGTATTCCTAACGCCCCAGAACTGCATCACATAGAGGCTATGGAACTGTTGTGTGAAAAGATATTGCAGCCTATCCGAGATGAGTTTGGTTCGTTTGTGGTTTCGTCAGGCTACCGCAGCCCAGAGTTATGCGTTGCAATTGGCAGTAGCTTAGACAGCCAACATGCCAAGGGTGAGGCAGCAGACTTTGAGGTAGCAGGCATAGATAACTATGACCTGGCTAAGTGGATTGAGGACAACCTAGAATATGACCAGCTTATTCTTGAGTGTTATACTGGCGGCAACTCTGGCTGGATACATTGTAGCTACATTGAAGGCGGTAGAGGTGAGTCGCTTACATATAATAAGCAAGACGGGTATACCCACGGGCTAAAGAAAGATGGCTAAGTCACCAGCATGGCAGCGCAAGGCAGGCAAGAGTAAGTCAGGTGGTCTGAACGCTAAAGGCCGTGCATCTGCCAAACGCCAAGGTATGAATCTAAAAGCCCCTGTATCTCGTAAGCAGGCAAAGAAATCGCCCAAGTCAGCAGCTAGGCGTAAGAGTTTTTGTGCTAGAATGAAAGGCATGAAGAAGAAGCTGACAAGTAAGAAGACAGCGCGTGACCCGAATAGTCGTATCAACAAAGCATTAAGGAAGTGGGATTGTTAAATGCCGATGGGAAAAGGAACTTACGGTTCAAAAATGGGCCGACCAGCAAAGAAACTAACTGCAAAGCAGAAGACATTGCCTACCGCTTTGCAAAAAAAGATTAAGAAGTCTAAGAAGAAATAACTAGACTATAGCCAGAGCCATCTCTGTGTTTGAATGATTTGTAAGGGATGTTGTAGTGTCGCGCAGCATCCCTTGCCCTTTCATGTTCAAGCCAGTTATCAAATGTAAGTGCTTCACCAACTTTCAAACTCTTTAAGAATGTCCACCTTCCTCTTTTCTTTGCTGGCTTGCCCAGCTTTGGCTGTCCACAACACTCGCATCTTTCCATAACATTCCCTCCTGTTTAGCGAATAGCAGATGGGCTGCTTACTCCCAAGTATTACCCATCCACCATCTTTTATATAATGTTTGTGACCACATACAGCACATGCAATCTGCCGTGAATCAAACTTTTTCTTTGCCATCTTCCAGCAGTTCTAAAGCAATCGCGCCATAGCCTATGATGTCTACGAATGAATCTATGTGGTTACAGTTTAAACCAAACTCATCCTTGGCTGATAACCTAGATAATTTTACAGCTATCATAAAGGCGCAGACCTGTGTTTCAGTCATCTTGTGGCCTGTAATCATAGACCCCATTTCACTGATTTGCCGGAAGTTATCACCTACCGTTCCATACTTAGACCTTTCCAAGAGTATGTCCTTGCAATGGTCTAAAGCATGAAAGGCAGTTTCCAGATTAGAAAGGGACTTCATCATCAAGGACAATCTGTTGCTTAGGTGCGGGTGGTGTTTCCATTGACTCGGCAATCTTACGCATGCCGCCCTGTCTTACGTTAGCAGCAATGCTTTCACCGCTTGTGTAATCCTCTGCAATGCGTTCACTGATGCTTACGTCAATAGAACCATCCTCATTCGCAAAGACAGAGATTTGATGCCGTGTGTCCTTGCTTAGAACAACATCGCCTGGTTCCTTGCCTACATAGGGCTTCCAGTTTGAATTGCTATGAGTTGCTTTCTTGTCTGGGTCATTCGCAAAGCAGCGAATAGAAGTGATTTTTCTCAAGGCCATTAGGCTTCTCCTGTTGTCAGTTTATCTTCAGCATCAAGGAACAGCTTAACAATGTGCTGCGCTGCCTCTGGATTACGTTGTTTAATTTCCTGTATTTTAGGCTTCATATCCTCAAACAGAGTATGAACATTATTGACATGCTTCATCTGACGCAAGCGTGATTTCATGTCTTGCCACACGCCCTTGTCGTGCTTCTCGTCAAGTTCTTCAC